ATGTAGAAAGGAAGGTGAAATTAGTATGTCTACAATTGTTTTAGAAAGAACTGTCAAAAGAAGACGTGGTTATTATCGTATGACAGATATTCATGCTTCACGTCTTACTTATAACGACGGAAGTCCTTATTATACTGACTTTGTTGCTTATTATACTTTAGACCAATATGAAAGAGTTTCTATATCTGCAACTAAAAAATTTGTAGCTTATTCAACTAGGGCTTGTCAGATAATAAATGGCAGAGAAGTTGATATTAGTAGGAATTTTACTCAAGAAACAACTGTTCAGTTTGTACCCGACCCTACTATTTTTATAAGTAACGATTTAGGTGTGATTGGTAATGCGTGTAGTATAAATTATAGAATATCAGATAGTGATTCTAGTGTTAGATTTAAAATAATCGAAAAAATAAATGGTGTTAAAATAGCTGAAAAAAGTAATGTTGTTGATGGAAACTATGAATTAATTATTACAGATGAACTCTTATCTGAGTTGGCATTTAACTCTGTAAATAACATAACTATTGAACTCGATAATGGTTACGGAGAAATATTCTTAGATAAAACTGTTACATTTACAAAAGGTAATACTAAGCCAAAATTAAATATATCCTCTTATAATTCCACTTCTGCAACATTTACAGCAATAGATATAGATAATAACTTGTCTAAAATAGAGTGGTTTATTGATGATGTATTAAAAGAAACAATAACAACAGATTTAACAGCAGAAAAAACTATTAACTATGAACTTACAGACAACGCAATACACACATTAAAAATAGTTGCTACAGATGCAGAAAATGCAACTGCTGAGAAGGTTTTAAGTATAAGCAAAGAGATAATGCCACTACAAACAGATGCAACTCTGCAAGATATATCTTCTAAATTAGTAGAAATTGGAGAAGGATTTAAGAATGGAAAAACAAGTATTATAAATACTTTAGCATTAAAGAATATAGAGGCAAGTTTGAATAACACGCTAGTGGAGTTATCAGAGAAAATAAAGGCATCATTTGATAGTGGAGACGCTAGTTTGCAGGAGTTACAAAATAGAATAACAGAATTAACTAATCAACTAAGTCAAAGGATTAAATGGGCTAGCGGCACTTTTGTTGCTTCTGAAAAGACTAATCTTCCATTCGTAGTTCCTACTAATCTAACTTTTGTTCCTAAAATTATCATAATGGAACGCTCTAGTTTTCTTGATAGTAGCTCTCCTCTCCTTTCTGTTGAAGGTGGTTCTATTAGTAATTTAAACAATATACATTTTAATGCTAGTTGGGTTGGGAGTACTAGAGTTGCTTCTTTTATAACTCGAATAGAAAGTATTAGTGAGTCAAGTTTTACTGTTACAGGGTCTTCTATAAATAGTGCTATTAAATTTCCAGTCTATATTAGTAAAGGTACTTCTATAAAATGGTATGCGTTTGACATAATATAATAAAAAAGGTGGTAATTAAAATGGAAAGAGGAAATAGATTAATTTATAATCAAGATGGAAAAATAATATTCCAAACAGGCGAGGCGACAGGGGACGTATTAGAACATGATACAATAACAGAATTACATTACTTAGATGTTGAGTTTGGTAGTATAGACTATAGTAAACAATATATAGAGTCTATAAATCCAATTACAAAAGAACTAAACATAAAAGATATAGAGGTTGTTTTGACTGATGAACAAAAGAGGTTAGAAACATTAGAAAAAGAATTAAATATATTAAAAGAAGGTAATAAAGATAGAGATAGTGAGATAGTAAACACAGCATTCGAAGTAGAAAATATAAGATTAAATAATAATATTTAGGAGGAAATGATATGCATAACTTATTAAAATTAATAATAGAACAAAAGAACTATAGTACTAAAGAGGATTTACAACATAAGATGGATGTATTCTATGCAGTAAATAGGATTACAGAAGAACAATATTTAGAACTAACAAATTTATTAAAGAAAGAAGAAATACCAGCAGAACCAACAATATAGAAGGTTCTTTTTTAATATCAAAAATTAGGAGGCTTACATGAATGAAGAAGTTATAAAAGAAAAAATAAAAAGACATGAAACAAGAATAAATAAACATGGAGAAGAAATAGATGAATTAAAGATAGCAAATATAGAGTCTAAAGCAGAATTAAAAGCATTGTGTGAGAACTTAAACTCACTTACAAGTATGCTCAAATGGCTAATTGGAACAATGATTACAACACTAGTAGGGTTCTTTATATTTGCAGTTCAAAGAGGAATATTTTAATCAGGAGGATAAAAAATGGATAATTTAATAAGTTTCATACCAGAGCAGTTACTAATTTTAGTAGCTGCTCTTTATGTTATAGGAGCAGGTTGCAAGAAATATAAGCAACTAGATAATAAGTATATTCCAGTAGTATTATTGATACTTGGAATAGGTTTTTCAGTATGGATGTTAGGGTTAAATGCTGATGCAGTCTTACAAGGCGTAATTTGTTGGGGTATATCAATAGGTATAAATCAAACCTACAAACAATTGAAGGATGGTGAAAAATAATGGTAGATATAATAAAGATGTTAACAAAGAAAAAATGTTATCCAAATAAGAATAATGCAAAGTTCATAGTGATTCATGAGACTGATAACGAGGACAAGGGAGCAGATGCTAAGAGACATGCACAAGCACTTAATAATGGTAATTTAGAAGCAAGTGTACATTACTATGTAGATGATAAAGTAATATATCAAACACTAGACCACAAGGATGGAGCGTGGGCAGTTGGTAAAAGCTATGGAACTGCATTAGTTGCAGGAGTTACAAATTACAATAGTATTAATATAGAAATATGTGTAAATCGTGATGGTAATTACACAAAAGCAAGACAAAATGCAATAGACTTAACTAGAAAACTCATGAAAGATTTAAATATTAGTGCAGATAAAGTAATAAGACATTATGATGCTAAGAAAAAATATTGTCCTCGTAAGATGCTTGATAATCCAAAATTATGGGTAGATTTTAAAGATAAGATAAAAAATGATGGGGGTGTGAATAGTATGATAAAATACACAATAGTCTATGATGGAGAAGTTGACAAAATCCCTGCAACTGTAGTTGGTTGGGGTTATAATGATGGGAAAATACTGATATGTGATATAAAAGATTACGTACCAGGTCAGACACAAAATCTTTATGTTGTAGGCGGTGGAGCATGTGAGAAGATAGGTTCTATTACTAAAGAGCATTACACAGTGATAAAAGGTAATGATAGATTTGATACACTTTACAAAGCATTAGATTTTATTAAGAAATAAGTTTGTAGAGAGTGGTAACTATTTCATCAGTTACCACTCTCTATTTTTTTATCCTTTTTGTTATATTCTCTTTCAAGTGCTGTTTTTTTAAAAACCCATGTCGTTCCGAATTTTTTACAGTCTACACCTTCCACAAATTTTCCATTTCTTATATTAAGTCTTAACGTACTTTCACCTTTTTTATAAAGTTCACAAGCATCTTTTATAGAGATTAGTTCCTCAAATACATCTTTCATTTTAACAACTCCTTTTATTTATATTATAATCGCAAAAGTTTAAAAAGACAAGAAAAAAAATAAACGTTTATGTTTAAAAAACTATTGACTTAATAAACGTAAACGTTTATAATATGATTAAAGAAAGATAAACAAAGGGGGATTTAAAAATGAAAAAAATAACTAAGAAAGAAATTAAAAAGTACGTTAGAGAAGCGGTTAATAACAATTTTAACTGGGAAATAAATAAATGTGGGTTTTACATTAAAAATAATGAAATAGAATTTTTTATTTCTTACAAGGGTCAAGGAATAGATGAAAATGTATATAATGATACTTATGAAGAAATAATTTACATTGAGGATATTATAGAAGAATACAGAAGAAAAGAATACAATTTAGAAGATGTAGATTCTATTGTATATGACAATGTAAATGATATGATTAATTGTTATAATGAAGAAAAGTAATAAAAATAAATACAGTGAGTTTAATCAAATTCACTGTATTTGTTTTTACAATAGTAGAATAATATTATTAGTTCAGGATGTGATAAGCTTGAAAATTGGAGATAAATTCGAAAACCTTACAATACTAGACATAGAACAAAAAAGCAGTAGGAAATACTGTCTATGTAAATGTAAAAATTGTGGCAATGAAAAGTGGATAAGAGCAGATAGTTTAAAAAGAATTAAAGGGTGTGGATGTTTGCAAAAAGAAACACAGTTTAAGCAAAATGATTTGACAAATAAAAAGTTTGGAAGATTAACAGCACTAAAAAACACTAATAAAAAAGCTAAAAGTGGTCACTGTATTTGGATTTGTAAGTGCTCTTGTGGAAATGAGATTAAGACAACAGAAAACAATTTAACTACTGGCAGAACTAAATCATGTGGATGTTTGAAAAAGGAATCTAATATAAAAAATGCAAAGATAGCATTAAAAGTACATAAAGAAAAAAACATTATTAATGATACAAATCTATCTATTATAAAAAAGACAGAAGCATATCCTAATTCAAAAACTAAAATTAGAGGAGTTTCTTGGAATAAAGAAAAAAGAAAATACTGCGCACAGATAGAATTTAAGAAAACACATTATAATTTAGGATACTATGACAACATAAGAGAAGCAGAAGAAGCATACAAAAAAGCCAAAGAAAAATTCTTAAAAGAAATAAACGGAAAAGTTTAAAAAACCATTGACCTAATAAACGCAAACGTTTATAATATAATTAAAGAAAGAGATAATCAAGAGGAGGATATAAAAAATGAATAAACAAAAAGCTAGAAGATTTTTAAGAGTTATAGATATGAATATAGATAAAATAAAGGAAGAAGCTATAAAAGCTTTTAAAGAAAGTTGTTTAATCAAAGAGACTAATAATATAAAAATTTATATCGATATACAAGGAAAAGTTGAAGCGTTAACAGTTCAAACTTGGGCTAAACTTTTAGATAATGACAAAGAAATTAATATTTTCACATTAAATCAAGCACCAACTCATTTAAACGATATGCTTGGAGAAATTTGTTACGTAAACGATTATGAAGAATTTGAAAATTGGTGTGAAAATGAGTGGGAAAATTTGGATTGGGATAGTTATAAAAAATTCAATAAAGAAAATTTCGAAGAAATTGCTGAAAGAAATATAGACGATAGCACATCAGTTTTTTTAGAAGAATTACAAAAAGGCATTGAAAGTTGTAAACAAGAATTGCAAAATATAGTTGAAAATTAAGTAGAAGAGTATTATTATTAATGTATATAGTATCGCTTTTAAGATTAACTACGAGGGATTTAAATGTCAATTTAATTTATAGAGAAATGATATAATATCGCATTATTTTAAGATTAACTATTTGGAAATAAAAGCAGTGTATTTATTAAATACACTGCTTTTTTAATACTAAAGATTTAGTCATTATGATAACTTAATCCTTCGATTATAAATCCTACATTCGTCGTCATTTCTGCTTCATCACTTTGTAATATCCCTTCTGTAAATTCGCTATCGCTTGATAATGTTATTTTTTTCCTTGCCACCATTTCCAAAATTGTTTGAAACAGTTTAATTTTCATATTCTTATCAAGTCCAGCATATCGCAAATAGTTTGCCACTTCTTGCGAAAATTTAGTCAACTCTGATTTAGTCATTTTTTTAGATAATTCTTTTCCAATGCTTAGATAAATTTTTTTAGATTGTTCAACATCCATTTTTTCCAACCCCTTTTTAGATTATAGTTAAAATATATTATTTAAACAATATCAATATATTGTAATAATAATATTAAAATATTACTTAAATATTATTATTACAATATTTAAGTAATATCTAAACAATATAAATATAATATTATTTACTTTTTCTTAGTCTTATTTCTTCTATTTCTCTCATTGTATATATTTAAATTCTCTTCTTTTATAGTGACATCAGATAAAATTTGAGTTAGTATATCGCTTAATAATTTACTTACGTCGCTATTCATATCAATAGAAAAAGATTTTAATTTGTTTACAAGTTCTTCATCAAGCGTTGCACTCATAGTTACCTTTTTACTTTTCTTATTAACTAGATTATATATGTTTAATGTCTTATTGTCTGTAGTTGTAGAATCATTTTGTACGATTGTTCCAGTTTTCAAAATCGGTTTTTCCTTATCAACTAAAAGGTCTCTGTCGAAACTTGGCATCTATAACACTCCCTTTCTTTTCAATTCTTCTAACATATTAGTAAATTCTTCTCTACTAAAATGCTCTTTAGTTATTTTTGTATAATCTGTTAGAGATAGTTTTTTCAATAGTGCCTTCTCTATAAACTCATTTTTTCTAATGTATGTATCTAACATAATATCTCTCATATCGTTAAACCCTTCCAGGTAAGAATCGAAAGTATCGCTAATTTGAGTTTTCTTCTTCTCAAATCCAACTAAAATAGTACTTTTTATATTATCCTCCTTATCAAAATAGGTTCTATCAACATCCCAGAGTTGTTTAAATAATTCTGCTCCTCTTAAAGAAGAAATGTTTTTATCTTGAATTGGAATAATTATACTATCTGCTAAGAAAAGCACATTTTTAGCTGTCAAATCATAGCGTGGAGATAAATCACAGATAATATAATCATACTCACTCAAAGTATTAAAGTTTTGCATGTACCAGCGAGCTAAAAATTTTTCTCTGGCTGGTAAAGGTGATAGCTCTTGTTCAAATCTAGCCATTTGTATGTCAGAAGGAATTAAGTCTACATTAATGTAATTTTCATTAGGTGACTTGACTATTGCATCATTAGCACTAATCCCTTTTAAAATATCTAATGTAGTATTATCATTATGATTTATTTCATAAACATATTGTGTTAGATTTGCTTGTACATCTAAGTCCCATAAGAGAATTTTTTTATCTTTATCTTTTGCAAGTTCATACGCTGTCATTATAGACGTTGTTGTCTTATAGATACCTCCTTTTATGTTAAAGTACGTAAGTAGCTTTGTATTAGCCATTTTCTCCACCTCATTATTATATTTATAATATTATAATAATATTGTAGTATTGTTTTTATAATATTGCAACAATATATTAATATTGTTAATTACAATATTCAAATAATATAAATACAATATTTACATATTGCTTTTACAATACCAATATATTATATTAAAAATACTAAAATATTGTATATACAATACTAAAATAATATTTTTATAATATTACAGTATTATTTTTATATTATAGTAAAATTTGAAAAAGAAGGCTAAGAAATATCAACCTTCTTTAAAAAGTTATTTATTCTTAGCCTTTTCAATTATTATTTTGTCGCCCTCAAATATTGCCACAACGTTAGGATTTTCTCTTGTTATACCCATTTCATCAGCCCATCGTTTTGGAACACTCATTCTAGGAGTAAACGACCCACTCCCACCTTTGTGGAAGCTGAATTTTAAATCTCTTTTTTCCATTTTACTAACTCCTTTTTAGTTGTACTATAAAGAAAAGTAATAATACAACACTAAAAACTAAACCGAGTATGTTGCTTGTACTAGAGTTTAATACTATAGATACTATATTTAAAACTATAGTTATTAAAACTAAAACAATGCAAATCTTATAAAATTTATCACTCATGTTTTTTTTAGAAATGTGTTATAATATTAGAAAGAAGTCACCTAAAGGGAAGAGCCATTCCCTCTAGGCTTAACCTTTACAATTCTTTTAAAATTCTTAGAATTGCAAGGGCTATATTTAGTAGTATTAAGATTAAAGAGGAAACATTTTTAATTATGTTAAATTTGTTTTCTCTTTTCTTTTTACTTCTTTCTAATCTCCCCATTCCCGTTCCTCCTTTCTTTATTTTTTGCTTTCTCACCTCCTTCTCTATAAATATATTATATCATGACGGGGCGTCAAAATCAATAGTTTTCTCCTATTTTTTAGATAAATTTGGTAAAAAATAAAGATTTTGGTATATTTAAAATGATATAAACTTGTATCTTTTTTAAAAAAATGTGATATAATAAAAGCAAGAGAACTGTATTCTAGTCATAAGAGTAGAGTTTTTGTCCGAAATAAAAAATTATTTAGACTTTCTGAATTTGATTTTTAAATCAAATTCCCAACCACTCTTTTGCGCAGAGTGGTTTTTTACTTGTCTAAATAATTTACTAATTATATAGAATATTAAACTAGCAATAACACTAGCTAATACATTAAGTAAAAAATTATCCATACATATTCACCTCCCCTCATAGCGTTGGGAGGATAATCTTTTGTGTATAGACTCCGCTCTTTTTTGAACACAGATTGCTTTCTCTCGCTAAAACTATTATAACATATTTTAACAACTAACTAATAAACTAATTCATCTTTAAACTTCATTTCGCTTTTGCAAGTTTTATAAACTGATGCGCAACTCTTGCAATCTTCCAATGCCCTATGAGAACTATAATTCAATCCTAATTCTTCATGCAAAGAAGATAAAGAATAACTTTTTAGTCTTTTACCCTCATAAGTTCTTATGTACTTTCTTGATAAAGCTAATGTATCTACAACCTTATTAGTAACCTTTTTATATCCATTCTTATATAATTTATCTAATATAAACTCCATATCGAAAATAGCGTTATGAGCTATAAGAGTATAATCACCTATAAAATTCAAAAAGTGCGGAAGCACTTCCTCAATGCTTGGAGCATTAACAACGTCTTCGTCTGTTATTCCTGTTATATCAGTTATCTTTTTTCTTATGCTTTTACTTGGCTTCACAAATGTGCTAAAAATTTCGCTTGGGACATCCCTTTCAAATTTAATAGCTGCTATCTCGATAATATCTTCTTTGGAAGCATCTAAACCAGTTGTCTCTACATCAAAGACAATATAATGCTCTAAAACTTTATTTTTAGAATTTGTAAATTTAATAAATTTTTCGTACTCAATTTCTTTTTGACTTTTAAAAGAACTGATTATATCACTAGAAAGTTCTTTGCTAAAATCGTATTGTTTTGCAATATCGAACTCAGTTAAAGCTGGTTCTTTTAATGTTTTTAAAAATCTTTTTACTGAATTAAACACAAAGTCATTCCCCCTTTACAGTTTAATTATAAAAAATAAGACTTAGTTTGTACACTAAGTCTTAGCAAAATTTAACATTTAAAAAAATTATTTCTAAAATTTAATTGATTTTTTAAAACAGTATATTTTTTTATAAATTAAATGTGATATAATTATAATCATAACGAACAGAAAACTTTTTTTAATTGGTTTAAAAAAATCTACAAAAAATAAACAAGGAACATGTACTTGCCGTCAAACAAACCATGTTCCTTACACCGGAGGTTAGACCTCTCTTAAGGATAATATATCCTTGTTTTTCTATACTTATATTTATATTATAAGACAAAGTGTAGAAAAACACAATGGTTTTAAGGTAATTTTAATAGTAAAATTATTACAAAAAATCAAAAAAAGAGCGTCAGCCTCCAGGTGGAAATTGGAGGGATAAAGATGAAGAATGTTAATAAAAATAATATAGATAAGATGTTTTTAGAAGAATGTAGCGCTGAAAGAGCAGAGCATGAAAAAGAAAATTATTCAAATTTCAATAGACATGAAACATATGAAATAAAAAAATATATAAACGAAAAAAAACTAGGAATTAAAACGGCTATAGCCAACGCGATAAATGGCGGGAAAACCCTGTTTATTGCACCGACAGGAGCAGGAAAAAGTTATAGCTTTATAAATACATTAAAAAAATTAAAAACAAAAGCGTTATTCATACTTCCAAATGCTTCAAATGTGGAGCAGGCAATGCACGAGTATGATATACCAGGAGCATATGACAAAATACCTGTTAGCGAAGCATTTAAAAATGGTAACTTAGTTGTAATGACTTGGGATAAAACTGAAAAACTTATAAACACAGACTTAAGTGAATACATAATTGTAGTTGATGAAATACATCAAACTTATACAGATGCATATCGAGGAAAAGCAATAAAAAATCTAAATAATATAATGTCTAAGTGCAAAGGAAGAATAGACATTACAGCAACACCAACAAAACTTGAATTTGAAATATATGACTACATAATAGAGTACACTCAAAAGCAAAAAACAGAATATAAAGTTAAATTGTACAACGACTTTGACAATAAAAATTTTACTGAAATGATTAACATAATAAATAAATCTAAAAACAGCGCCATGTTGATGAATGATATATCAACATTAGAATTTATAAGAGATTCAGTGAACAAAAAAGTTGGAGTTGTATATGCAGATGGAAAAGAAGAGAATGAATTGTACAATAGAATAGTTAAAAATTCAGACATGAAAGACTATGAAACGCTTTTAAATACAACAACAATCCTAGCTGGTGTAAATATAAACAACAAAGATATCACAGATATAATTATTGTTAATATAAAAGATGTTGGAGCTATAAAACAGTATGTTGCAAGGTTTAGAAACTTAAAAAAAGTAAATGTACACATATTCAATAAATATGAAGAAGAGTGCAATGTATACAAAATTGAATGGCTAGTTAACAAAAATATAGAAAAAGCAACTATCTTAAAAGATGCTTATAACAAAGTATCTAAACACATGTTACAGTTTGAAACAGTTGGAATAAATGCAACGCCAATTCGCATAGACTCAAATGTGTACTACTGTACAAAAGATAATTGCTATAAAGTAGATAAATTATATATAAAAAGTCAAGTTTACAGCAACTATTACAATACAAGAACAATTCAAAGTTTTAAAGTGTTATTAGAAGAATATTTTGAAAATGTTAATATAACTGATGCTAAAGAAGTTGGCACAAATGAAAAAGAGTTAAAAGAGTACAAGAAAGTTGTAAAAGAAATTAAAGATGCAACAAGAGAAATTTTAAAAGAACATAAAGAAATTCTAGTAGGTTATAGACAGATTAAAAGCGATTCTAAGAGCTTTTCACTAATGCAGTATCATAATGATATGAAACTAAGTTCAAAAGGGTGCTTAGAGGCTTACAGAGCGTATGACATACATAATTTGGTAAAGAAAAGTAAAAGTAATAGCATGTTAGAACTATATTCTAATTATGTACTAGATAATAAGTTCGACTTAGACCTTGCTTGGAAACTAGCGAATACAGCAAACAAAAGACGTGGGGTAATATTTAATAAAATAAATACTTTAATATATAGAGAATTAAAAGAGGAATATCCAGAGTTTTTAAATGATGAACTTATTCAAGTTACAGTATTTAATTATATAGATAAATTGTTTGGAATTGGAACATCTTATAAAGAATTGCATTTACAAGAGTTAAGTAACGACTTAAGAACAATTTTAGGGGAAAACTGGGATTTAACAACTAAAAAGCTAAGCGTTACACTGAATGGAATTTTTATTATAGAAAAGAAAAAATATAGTAACTGGCATGATATAGAAACTATGTTTTTTTATAAAAATATAAATCCTATATCATGCCAGTTTGAAAAAAAACGAATACAACTTAATAATATAAAAAGATATATAACTGTAGATGACATAAAAAAAGATTTAGAATTAGACGAAAAAGATAAGAGTTTAGAAAATGCTATAAAATATACAAAAGACAGGATGTTGAACTCTTTAGATGAAGATGAAAAACTATTGTTATTAAAAGGTTTTATGTAGAGACAAAAATAAATTTCAAAAATATTTACATAAGGAGATAAAAAGGATGTTTGAATTAGATATTAAAGTTAAAAATAAATATATAGTGAGTGTGAGTTATGAGTTTTCAGAGCTTTTAATACGAGCTTTTAATGACTATGATAATTTCATAAAAGATATAAAAAATAAAGATAAATTTATACCTATAGGCATTAATCTTGGATACAGAGAATTGTTAGAAGAAAATTCGGCATATCATGAGTATAATTTTTATTATGATGAAGAAGTTGATAAGTACTTTTTTGAACTTCAATATCAAGAACAGGATTTAAGGGAGGAGCTTTCAAAACAACTTTTACTAGAACTTATAAAAATTAATTTACCAGCTGGGGCAGAATTAATTGTAGTTGATTAAAATTGTATTTAATCAAAAAGAAACAGAATCAAAAGAACAATTAGAAATTTGCATCTAAAAACAAAAAGTCACGCAAGTAGGATTTAATATATATATATATATATTCCTACTTGCGTGACTTTTTGATGTGAAAATATAAAACTTATACCAAATGGAAAATCGCAAGGTTAAAAAAATTGACCCTGAACTTTCCTAATGTAAGAAAATTCAATGTATTTTGAATTGGAATTATTTTCCACTAGCAAAATTTGATAAAAGGTACTATTATTGTAGTATAAATGTTTAATTGCGACAAAAAATCGTACATGTGTTCTTGTAATATCGAACAAAAGGGGGTATAATTAAAATTGTAAGTTATTTTTTTACAAATTTTAAGAATGTATTATTCTACTTGCATATAGGGGGATGATTTGGTTGAAAGAAGAAATAAAAGAAATGTTGGACAAAGTAGGGGATAAGGATATATTAGAGATTATTTATCTGTATTTAAAGCAAAAAACTAAAAAATAAATATGTACATATGAAAAGACTATCAAATTTAAGATGATAGCCTTTTATTCTTTTTGAAATAATTCTAGTAGCTTTTCCATTGCCTCTAATTCTTTGTCATTTAACTTGCTAAATTTTAACATTGCTTTAGCAAGACGTTCATTCTTATCTATTGCGCATAAGACTTCTGCTGTTATTAAGTTATTGTTTGAAAAAGTATACATATCGCCTTCGCCTGTTTTTAGCCATTTTTCGTTTACCTTAAATGTTGAAGTTATTAATTTTAAATCACTTTCTTTTATTCGTGTTCTTCCACTTTCAAGATTGTAAATTTCGTGTCTAGTCATTCCTAGCTTGTTCCCAAATTCGATTTGAGATAGCCCCTCTGCAATTCGCAAGTCTCTAATTCTAGTATTCATTTTAAAACTCCTTTCATAGCTTAATTTTACAGTAAAGTTGCCCGTAAGTCAACGCAAAAAAACGCATTGGGGCGTAGTCTTGCGAAAATAAATTAGTAAAAGTTATTGACTTGCCCCTTATTACGCACTATAATATAAATATATTCGCAATAGGAGTCAGGAGGTTGTTTCTATGACTAGAGAAGAAAGAATTTTAAGAAATGCAATTTTGTACTTAGATATGAGTGAGGAAAAGCAAAGAATAGTTGACTGTATTTTAAATGCAAAGACAATAGAAAACATTGTTGAGAATGATATTTTAGATGTTAATAAACTAAATGAAGCAGTAAAAGAAATAGAACAAATTATTTGTTAAAAGCGTACTTTGACGGCTACGCTAAACCAATTAAAAAAAGTAAAAAAATAAATAAGGAGGCTGGAAAATGATAAAAGTTATTTTATGTAGTACTATCGACGAATGTATGGAGTATGAGGACGTAATAGGAGCAAAGGACAGCTATTTAATGGATGTTATCATAGGTGGCGAATGTTCAGAAATTGATGCTATAGAAACTTTAGAAATTTTAAAAAATAGTAAAGCGAGAATTGTATCAGAAGCAGAAAAAAACTTGTTTAAAATTTGGTATTGGTAATCAAATTTCAAAGGCGATAGAACAAGGTATAAAAGAGGCTCCAAAACTAAAAAAGAGGATACGTTGTGATAATTGTGGGGCAAGCGTAGGCAGTTCGGAGGAATTAACTTCAATGCCAGTTTTAGAAAATTATAACAACAATCGTTCCGTTTCTGACCAACTAGGAAGTATAGACGTATGCCCAAATTGTTTGCTAGAAATAACAGACTTACTGTAATTCCCTGTTTTAGTTGAAAAGAAACAAAAAGTAACAGCGTAAGCCGTCAATAAAAAAAGAAGGGAGGATTTAAAAAGATGATTAATTTAGAAACATTGTGTAATGGAGAAGCAAAAGAAAAGATTGAAAATGGGTTCATGGAGATATTTAAAAACATACAAGACCCTAATACACCAGCGACATCTACAAGGTCTTTGACTGTAAAGGTTACACTAAAGCCAGGTAAAAATCGTTCTTATGTTAATACACAAATACAAGTTATTCCAAAGCTCGCAAGTGTCTTACCATCTGAAACGGACATTATAGTTGAAAAGGACTTTAGAACTGGAGAAGTTAATGCAAATGAATATGGAAACCAGTTGCCGGGGCAAGTAAAATTAGGCGACTTGGAGAGTAAAGAAACAAGTGTAACAGAAGAAACAGAAGTAAAAGAAAGTGAAGAAGATAATATTCGTAAATTTAAAAGTTTAAAAGACTTATAAAAACTAAAAAGGAGTGTTTAATATGTTAACAGATTTATTTAACAGAGTGATGGAAGTTGGAGCAAGAAAAATAGAAACAAAAGAAATTAATGGGGTTACATATACAACAGACCGTTTAATTCCAGTACATCCCAAAACGGTTGAGGAAATTGAATTAAATACATTAGATGGTTTAATAGAGTATATAAAATCAGAGGTTGACAAAGATGCAAAAGGTAATAGACTTATAGTTCAAATTAAAAGTCCTAAAAGCGTTAGATTATGTTCTGAACTCTTGGAAGGTGGTAAAAGAAATACTTATATTGATTGCAAAGCGTTGTTGCCTCGTATTGATTTCGATTATTCTCTTGATACAGAAGAATTTAACATTATGTTACAATCTTCTTTCGTAGATACAGAAGATAAGAAACTGCTTTTAAAAGTAAGTGGAAATGTAAAAGAAACTAGCGTAAAAACTGTGCAGGATGATGGAGTATCGCAAGTGGTTGCAATGTCTACAGGTGTGGCAAGTGTAGAGGATGTAATCCTGCCTAATAGAGTTAGTTTGAAACCTTACAGAACTTTTACAGAAGTAGACCAGCCCGAGAGCGAGTTTATTTTTAGAGTAAAAGAGGGTATTACATTTAAACTAATCGAGGCAGACGGTGGAGCATGGAGACTTGAAGCAATAAAAAATATAAAAGAGTACTTAGAGAAGAAATTAGAAGGTATTGAAAATATAGATATAATAGCATAAAAAATTGAAGAGGCTGGACAAAATAACCAGCCTCTTTTAAAAAAGGAGTGTTTATTTTGTATAAAGATATAACGAAAATGGGGGCAATTGAACGTGGGGAATACGTTGGTAATGTTGCTCTTGAGTTAAGGGAAGAAAATCCTCATCTTAGTAAAATAGATTTAATTGAGTTAGCTCTTAAGAAAATAAGAGAGGAAAGTGAACAGGAGGCTGGGGAATGAAAATAGGTAAATATTTAATCATTCCGCAGGAACAGGAAGAGGCAAGAATTGAGGACTTAAAAAATGAAGTTAGAAAAAGGGATGATAGAATAGAGTTTCTTGTATATGTTGGAAATAAAAATCGTGAATTGATTAAAAACTTAGAAGAACAGTTAAAAGGGTATAAAAGTGAATTAGATGTATATAGCTTGTTTATAGATTGTATTTTAAATAAAGAAACAAGGAAAGCGATAGCGATTTATAACAGAACTAAAAGCATTAGGATTAAGCAGAAAAGTTTAAATTCTATATCTAAGAAAATTGAAAAAATAAAGCAAGTAACTTCCTTGTAGAGATAAAAAATTTAAATTAAAAGGTGTTGAAAATGAATAAAATAAATATTACGCAAGCATTAGAAAAAATTTGATAGTTTATTAGATAAGTATAATGATTTACCCGATTATGCTTATACACTTGAATACAGATGTAAGTTTTATGAATGGATTAGGGAACTTGAAAGAAAAAAGAGCTTAAAAATTACAGAATAGTTGAAGTTTTAACAGCTGAAAGAAATAGGGAAACAGCTCCGTTTTGGGATTTAGAAAAGGATGTGGCAAAATGGATAAGAAAGGGAAAGTTTTAAAAATCTGTGGTTGGTGTGGAAAAGCATTTTTTTCTGATGATAATGGTAAAATTGCATATTGTTCTAATAAATGCAAAAGCAAAAGAGAAAAAAGTTTGAAGAAAGAGAGGTTCAAAGATGAATTTTAAAATGATTGCTAACATACCAGGTAGTTGGACAGTTCAAAAACAATTTGAAAAAGTATTAGAAGAAATTTTAGAACTTAAAGAAGCTATTGCACTGGATGACAATAAGAAAATATTAGAAGAAGGTTTAGATGTTTTTCAAGCAATTCTTACCTTGTTTAAAATAATTGGTATACATAACATAAGAGAAGGATTGAAAGAGCATAATAAAAAACTAAGAAGAAGGAAATGGAAACTCGAAAAAATAGATTAAAGTTGAAAACATAAATAGATGATATTTACTTTAATTATTAAATAAATAAGGTGTAAATAATTTATATTAATAGATTTTATTTGAACTTAAAAAAATGAAGTCTTTAGATAAAAATACAATGTAAAAATACAAAATATTTTGAAAATTATAGAGCTATTGAAAATACTAGAAATTGTATAACTAATCCCAAAAGCTAAATTTAAGGATTAGTTAGGTATTTATAACAAAAAGTGCAAGAGGTGCAAAAATGAAAATAAAAAAAGAGTATATTGAAAAAGTGGAAAATATATTAAAAATGTTAGGAGATAAATATAGAAAGTTAAGAGTATTAAAAAAAGAAATAGCAATTCTTAAACACAAAGAAAACTATAGAGAAATTAATTTCGAAGAATTAGGGTTTAAAGTACAAAAAAGTGTAAAAGGTATAGATGACATGGTTGTAGCAATAGAGGATGCTATCTACAACAAAGAAACTGAAATTGAAATTATAGAGCGAAAGCTAGAGTTTTATAATATTTATTTAAAAGAGCTATCAGAGATAGAACAAAAAATTATAGAACTAGTATACTTTTACAGTTGGGATGGGAAAATGCCTATTACAAAAATGGCAAAGGAATTAAATTATGATAGAAGTAGTCTTTATAACAAAAAAGCTATTGCTATTAATAAAATAGCTTTAATGATATATGGTGATGAAGCTTTAGAATAAACATTATTTTTACAGAAAAAAGACTATTTTTATACTTCGCCTCTAAAGAAAACATGTTAGAATTGTATCATAGAAAAAAGTGTACATTGACAACTGAATATTCCTCGAAAACTATAGCCTATTTTTTTAGGCTTTTTTTTATTCTCTTTTGAAAGGGGGGATTTTAATTAGGAGTAAAAAGAGCATCAAAGCCTATCAAGCGTACGCAAGAAGTGCTAGATATTCAAGATTATCTAAAATATAAAAGTTATAGGAATTATGTGATTTTTATGTTAGGGATAACAACAGGATATAGAGCAGGAGATTTAGTTAAGCTAAAAGTTAGAGACGTAAAAGAAGCTTTAAGAAGACAAGAATTTACCATAATGGAAGGTAAAAAAGTTAATAGTAAAAACATTAGGGAAAAGAATAGGAAGCCTCGAACAGTTGAAGTAAGACCTAGAATTGCACAAATATTAAAGAAGTATATAAAAGGTAAACATGACTATGAGTATATGTTTACATCAAGAAAAAGAAAATATCCTCACATTGGTGTTGAAGCTGTTAGTAAAGCATTAAAAGAAGCAGGAGAATATTTTGGGTTATGTGATATAACAGCACATAGCATGAGGAAAACTTATGCTTATAAAATTTATATTGATAGCGGAAAAGATATTGTTGCAGTTAAGGAATTGTTGGGCCACTCTTCTATAGAAGAAACAAAAGTGTATCTAGGTTTAGATAAAGAATTGTATCATCATTACAGTGAGTCGTTGGACGACTTTGTAAGGTGATATTTTTTTATTTGCCTGTTTGAATGTCTAAAAATTTGGTGTAGTGATATTCAGGGTATCAAAATCGCTATATAAGAAGTAAGAAAAAAATAGATTGAATGTCTGATTCTCTAAGAAAATAAGACGTTCAAATGAAGAAATACGAACTATATTTAATTAGTTTTTAATAATGTTCGTATAGAAAAAGAGGTGCTTTATGAAGAAAATAGAGTTGGATGATAAAGAGATTAAACTGATTATTTCAGCATTAGATTTAAAAGTTTCTCGCAACTTAGGCAAAGCTTATAAAAACTTCCCATATGCTTTTGATGAAAAAGAAGAGTATAAGAGGGATGTGGCAACTATGGAGCTTTTGATTGATAAGTTTTTAAGTAAGCTTAATGAGGTAGAGTGTGAGGGAGTGCTTATATAATGGCTAGAGAGTTTAGTCGAAGCTTTTATAATAGCAAAGCTTGGAAGGAGTGTAGGCAATCAATTATTAAGAAATATCTAGGCTTGTGTGCTGAGTGTGGGAAGCTAGGAGAAGAAGTGCATCATATAAAATATTTAACTCCTGCTAATATACATGATGTTGAGATAACTTTAGGTGAGGAGAATTTAATATTGCTATGTAAAGACTGTCATAGTAAAAAACATAAGAGTAAGAAAGACATTACTAGAACAGGGTTAAAATTTAATGAAAAAGGGGAATTGATTTCGATTTAGAAAAAAAATAGTATATCCCCCCTTAAAAACGACCCTGGGGGCTGATTTCAAATACCGATGTCCCCACATCAATTTTCCTCCGCATGAAAAAATCAGAATGGGAGGGGGGTTATTTAAAATAATTTACGAACAATTAGAGAAAGAAAAAAAGATAAAACAAGAGGTAAGCAGATTAAAGAAAAACTATAAAGATTTAGAAAAAGAAAAAGTTAAAATTTTGGATGGGTTAGTAAATGAAGCAGCTTTTTTAAAAATATCTTTAGAAGAAACTAGAGAAATTTTGACAAAAGAGGGTTTGACTGAAATTTTCAAGCAAGGCAAGCAGGAATTTGAAAGGGAAAGACTTCAAGTTAAGATATATTTAAATTTTATGAAACTTTATTCTAATGTCATGAAGCAACTAATTGATATTATTCCAAGCGATATGAAGCAGGAAGAAGAGGACGAACTTATTAAGTTTATAAAAAAAGGTAGACTTAATAAATGACCTACATTGAAGAGTATTATCAAAAAATATTAAATGGAGAAATAGTTGCTTGTAGCAGAATTAAGCAGGTGTACAAAAAGCTTGTCCAAGACCTATATAATCCAAAAGAAAATTGGGTTTTTGATGAAGAGCTTGCTAATAGACCTATCGAGTTTATAGAGACTTTTTGTAAGCAAGCACAAGGTAAGTTGGGCGAACCTTTGAAACTTGAATTATTCCAAAAAGCTAAACATCAAGCTGTGTGGGGTTTTGTTGATAAAGAGACTAGGTTTAGGAAATATCAAGAAGTACTTGATATTCGGGGTCGTAAAAATGGCAAGACTACAGAATTGGCAGCGGATGAATTATTTATGTTAATTGCAGATAATGAAGGTTCGCCAGAGGTTTATAATATTGCAACTAAATACGAACAGGCACAAAAAGGGTTTAAAGAGTGCTACAAAATGGTACAGCAATCTAAAATTTTATCTAAGCATATTAAAAAAAGAAAATCAGACCTCTATTTTCACGCTAATTATGGTTTTTTACAGGCACTTGCTAGTAATAGTAATGGGCTTGATGGATTAAACTCGCATATGGTAACTATAGATGAATTAGCAGCTATAAAAAATAGAGATATTTACGACCTAATGAAACAGTCTATGGGTGCAAGAAATCAACCCCTTTTAAATTGCATTACCACAAATGGTTTTGTTAGAGAGGGCATTTTTGATGCACAATATGAGTATGCTTGTAATGTCTTAGATGAAAAAATAAAAGATGATAGATTCATAGCTTTTATTTATGAGCTAGACGACAAGGACGAATGGGATAGAGAAGAATGCTGGATAAAAGCTAATCCAGGTTTAGGCACTATAAAAAAACTTGATTTTTTAAGAGACTGTGTTAATAAAGCTAAGACAGACCCAAGTTTTAAGCCTACTGTCATGGTAAAAGATTTTAATATGAAAGAAAACTCTGCGACTGCTTGGTTGAGGTGGGATGAGTTAAACAATGAAACTAAATTTAATGTAAATGAAATGGAATTTAGATATGGAATAGGTTGTTTTGACTTAGCTGAAACTACAGACCTAGCATCTGCTAAAGTTTTATTAAAAAAAAGATATGATGATAATATTTATATACTTTCTATGTATTGGGTTCCGTCTGAACGATTAGAACAAAAAGTTGATGAAGATAAAATACCATATGATTTGTGGGAAAAACAAGGTTTGTTGAGGGTATGCGAAGGAAATAAAATAAATCCATATGACATTTTATTATGGTTTAGAGAAATTAAAGAAGAACATGATATTTATATTTCCTGGATTGGATATGACCCTTGGCATGTTGATTCAAGTTTACTTTTAGCTTATGAAAATGAGTTTGGAAAAGATGCAATGATTAAAGTTAGGCAAGGAGTTTATACTCTATCAGCTCCTATGAAAGAACTAAGAGCTGACTTGAAAGCTAACAAAGTTATTTATAATAATAACTCTATTGATAAATGGTGTCTTAGTAATACAGAAATAAAAACAGATATAAATGGAAATATACAGCCAATAAAAGGTATGGACAGAAGACGACGCATTGATGGAGCTGTTTCTTTAATCATAGGCTATGTTGTTCTGAAAGAAAAAATGTCAGAATATGAAAACATGATTTAAATAAGGGGGGTGAAAAATGAACATATTTAAATCTAAGAAGAAAAATAAAGAAGCTACTGAAAGAGTTACGATAGAACTTATTTCAGATTCGGGAAACGGGTTTTATAGTTGGCATGGTAACTTATATAGAAGTGATATTGTAAGAAGTATTATACGACCGAAGGCTAAAGCTGTTGGTAAAATGACGGCTAAGCATATTAGAAGTAATGATACTGAATTTAAGACTAATCCAGAAATTCATATTAGATTTTTACTTGAAAATCCAAACCCATTTATGAGTGGTCAAATACTCCAAGAAAAAATGATTACTCAATTGGAGCTTAATGGTAATGCTTTTGCTGCGATTATTAAAGATGATTATAATATACCAGTTCAAATTTATCCTCTTAATGCTTTGAATGTTGAAGCTATTTATGAGAATGAAGTTTTGTTTTTGAAATTTTCTCTTAGGAATGGGAAAGTAGTTACTTATCCATATTCAGATATAATTCATTTAAGAAAAGATTTTAACGAGAATGATTTATTTGGAACATCTCCAGCTAAAGTGCTTGAGCCACTTATGGAAGTTGTAAATACAACAGACCAGGGAGTTGTAAAAGCTATCAAGAATAGTAACACAATCAAATGGCTATTAAAATTTAAAACAGCACTTAGACCTGACGACATAAGGAAAGAGGTTAAGGAATTTGAAAAAAATTATTTGCAAATAGACTCGGATGCTGGAGGCGCTGCTGCAACTGATTCGAAATACGATGCTGAACAGGTCAAAGCTGAGAGTTATGTTCCTAACGCTGCACAAATGGATAGAGTTGTACAACGTTTATATTCGTTTTTTAATACAAATGAGAAAATAGTTCAAAGTAAATATACTGAAGATGAATGGAATGCTTATTATGAATCTGAAATTGAACCAACTGGATTACAATTATCTAATCAATATACTGAAAAACTCTTTACTAGAAAAGCTAGGAGTTTTGGAAATGAGATAATTTTTGAAGCTTCTAATTTACAGTATGCAAGTATGTCCACTAAATTAAACTTAGTCCAAATGGTTGACAGGGGTTCACTTACTCCGAATGAGTGGCGTAAAATAATGAACCTTTCCCCAATAGAGGGCGGGAACAATCCCGTTCGCCGCTTGGATACTGCTGTTGTGGAAGGGGGTGAGTAAAAAATGACTAATGATAATTTAAATGAGTTTTTAAAAATTAAAAATTCAACAGAAACAAGTTCGAGCCTTTATTTTTATGGAGATATTGTTTGTGACGAGTGGGATGCTTGGACAGAAGAAGACCAGTACCCGCTTTCAATTAAAAATTTTTTAGCAACTGAACAAGGAAAAGATTTAAATATATATATTAACTCTGGTGGTGGAAGCGTATTTGCAGGCATGGCAATATACAACATGCTAAGAAGACATAAAGGATTTAAAACTGTTTATATTGATGGTGTTGCTGCAAGTATTGCAAGTGTTATAGCTTTAGCAGGCGATAAAGTTGTAATTCCACAAAACGCTTATTTTATGATTCATAAGCCCTGGATAGGGCTAATGGGAACTTATAATTCAGACAAATTAATTAAGGCAGCGGAGGATTTGGACAGAATAGAGGAAGGTATCTTAAATATATATCAAGAGAATTTAAAAGATGGAATTAACATTGAAGAAATAAAAGAAAAGCTAAGAGAAGAAACTTGGTTTACTGGTAAAGAAGCATCGAATTATTTTAAATTTGAAGTTGGTGAGAAAAAAGAAGTTGTTGATTGTGTGAGTGATTATTTAAATAAGTATAATAAAATACCTTATGTTTTAAAAAATAAAACAGATAAGACTGGTAATGAAAAAGAAAATAATAATAAAAAAAGAGTTCAGATGAAACTGAACTTATTAAAATTAGGAGGGTTAAATGACTAGAGAAGAGTATTTCAAAAAAAGACAAGAAATGATAGACGAAGCGCAAAAATTACTTGATGATGAAATTGGAGAAGAAGGAACAGGAGAAGAAAAGACGGAAGAAGCTGAAAAAATAGCTAATAAGATAAAAGCATTAGACGAGGAGTATGAAAGAAATGTAAAAGCTAGGGCGAATTTAAGAGCGTTGCAGGACGATTTTAAAGTCGACCATGCTATTTTTAATTTAACTAATAACAAAGGAAAAATAGAAGGGATAGGAGATACTATTATTGAAGATGAGCAAGAAAAATATGAAAATGCTTGGATTAAAAAAATGCAAAATAGAACGCTGGATTTAAATGAAAATGAAGTATTATCTAAAGTAAATATGAAATATAAAAATGAAATAAGAACAACAAATAGTGATGCTATATTGATTCCGGAAACTATTTCAAAAGGTATTTGGACTGAAATTGAAAACTTATATCCTTTGTTTGGAGATACTTCTCCGACTTTCGTAAAAGGTGATTTTGTAATTATCAAAGAAGAAAATAGTGGTGATGATGCTAGTTGGTATGATGAGACAACATCTATTAAAGAAGATGGCTATACTCTTGGCGAAATAACTTTAAGAGGGTGTGAGCTTGCAAAAGATATAACAACATCTTTCAAGATAGAAAATATGGCAAATGAGGATTTCGTACCATATATAAGTAAACTTTTGGCTGAAAAGATGGGTGCTGCACTAGCTAAAGCGATTTATAGTGGAAAAGGGAAACCAGGTTCAAGAGAGTCTTTTGTAGCAGAGCCAAGAGGTATTAAAACAGCTTTGATGGCGGAAGTTGAAAAGCCGCAAATAATTGAATACACTGATAGCATTGGTTACTCTGATTTAACTAAGTTGATGGCTGTCTTAGGAAAATGGGGTAATGGAGCTTGTATCTATGCTAATAACACAACTATTTGGACTCAACTGGCAGAAATAAAAGACTCAATGGGTAGACCTTTGTTTATTCCAGATATGGTTAATACTGAGGGAGTAGGTAGAATTTTAGGAAAAGTGGTTAAAGCAGATGATAGCATAAATGATGGTGAAATTATAGCTGGGAATGTTTCAAGAGGATATGCTATAAATATAAATAAGGACGTTGCTTTAGACTCTCAAAGAGATAAGAAAAAAAGAACTATAGATTTTATATCATATTGCATAGTAGATGGAGATGTTATAAGTAATAAAGCTTTTGGTATGATAGTTAAAAAAGCTAGTGAAGTTTCGGAGTAGGTGTTTTGAATGATTGTAACATTAGAAGAAATAAAAGAATATTTAAGATTAGAAGCAGATTATGAAGAAGATGATAATCTGCTTTTATCTTTTTTAAAAGCAGCGGAAGAAGACTTAGAAAACCGAACAGGGAAAGTTTTTAATGAAAATAACAACTCTGAACTTGTTAGTTTGTATGTAAAAATGTATGTTGCAGAGCAATATGAAAAAAGAGGTGCAACAGAAAGTAATAGCGAAAAAGTTAGATTTGTTTTAGAAAATATAATATCTCAAATTTCTATATGCAGCAGGTACTAAAATGAATGTTGGAAAATTAACTCAGAGAATAGAAATACAAATTTATGGAGAAATTGAAAACGACATAGGAGAAATTACAAAAGGATGGTCTACGTATAAAAAACTTTGGGCTAACAAATCGTTGCTTAGAAATAGTAATAATTATGTGTTAGATAAAGAAAATATAGAGTATTCTTACAGATTTAAAATAAGATATAGAACTGATATAACAGAAGCTATGAGAATAGTTTGTAATGATGTTATCTATGATATAAAACATGTAAACAGCATAAAAGAGTTAAATAAGTATGAAACGAATATTGATTGCATTCTCTATAAGGAAGGTGTTTACAATGAGTAGTACAGATTTTAATACAAATGGCTTAGATGATTATACTAATAAGTTATTTAGACGCATAACAAAAGAATACCCTAAAAAAGCTGAAAAGCTTATGAATGTTAGTTTAGGAAAATGTAAAGGGGAAGCTATTGCCAGGACTCCAAAGTCAGATAAAAAGCCTAAGAAATATAAAAGAGCTAAGCACATGAAGGATAATTGGAAAACTAAAGTGCAGTCTAAAAATGGGAATTTTGTAGGGGTTTTGAAAAATGATTCTCCACATGCACATCTAATAGAGAATGGCTGGGTGACAAAAAATGGGGGATATGTTGAAGGAACACATATGTTGCAACAAACCATGGAGCATCAAAGGGCAAAAATCGATAAAAGAATAGAAAAAATGGTTGACGAAACCTTTAATCTTTAGAGGGGGTAAGAGTGTTAAAAATTGTTTCTGTAAAAAAAGCTATAGTTGAAAAGCTTAAGTCTTTAAATATAAAAATAGTAGCAAATGAAATAAGAAGCGGGTTTGAAAAACCTGCTTTTTTTATTCAAATTATTCCTATTGAAATGGCTAGCGACCCAAGTTTTTCAAATAGTACATTACTTGTTAATATACATTATTTTTCTAAAGAAAAGACAGAATTAGAAAATTTAAAAATGATTGATAAGCTTAATATATTATTTCAAGATTGTATTCTAGAAATTGATGGGGGCGAATTGACTATAGAAGAAAAAAGTGTAGAAATATATGAGAATGTTTTACAATACAAATTTAATTTGCAAGTAGTTGAAATTATAGAAGAAGACGAAAGCAAGTATGAGTTTATGGAAGAGCTTGAAATGAATATTTAAAAAAGGAGGTTTTATTTTGGGATTACCAAGTGCGATAATTGAGTTTCAAAGACGTTCAAGGACTGTTAAATTTAGAAGTCGAAGAGGTATTGTAGCTTTAATACTTAAAGATTCAACAGCTATAAAGAAATCTTATTCTATCGATTTTTTAACGGATATAAATGAAACTGAATTTACAAAAGAAAATTATGATTATATAAGGCTTGCATTTTTAGGAAAACCTAGCAAGGTTATTATTGAAGTTATTAATGATTCAGTTGATTCTGAAAGGACTTTAGATGATGCTTTGAAAGCTTTAAGGGAGAATAAATTTAACTATTTAGCTATTCCTTGGGTAAGTGAAGATGCTGACAAAACTAAAATAGTTAATTGGATAAAGACATCTAGAAGGGAAAAAGAGATATACAAAGCTGTGCTGCCAAGCGTTGCTAATGCTAACGAGAAGGCGATTATAAACTTTTCAACAGCAGGAATAAAAGTTGGCGAAAAAGCTTATACAACAGCAGAATACACAACTAGAATTGCAGGCATTTTGGCGGGCATATCACTTTCAGAAAGCTGCACATATTTTGTTTTAGATGAAGTTACAGAGATAGAACCTACTGAAAATCCTGACGAAGCTGTAGACGAAGGAAAACTAATTTTAATAAATAATAATGGAATAAGGATAGCCAGGGGTGTGAACTCTTTAGTAACTTTAAGTAAAGAAGATACAGAAGACTTAAAGAAAATAAAAATAGTTGAAGCTATTGACATGATACAGGACGATATTCTTCAAACCTGGAATGAGAATTACGTTGGAAAAGTAACTAACAAATATGATAATAAAGTATTGTTTCTATCTGCTATAAACAATTATTTTAAAGAGTTACAGCGTGATGAAGTTCTTGATAATAGTCAAGAAGCTTATGCGCAGATAGATATAGAAGCGCATAAAAAATATCTGAAAGAAGCGGGAATTGATTATAGTGAAATGACTGAACAGCAAATAAAAGAAGCTAATACGGGTTCTTATGTTTTTATAGAAGGAAACATTACTGTTACTGACGCCATGGAGGACTTGAAATTTAAAATATATATGTAAAGAAGGTGAGTAGATGGGCAAGGAAAATGTCGTAGGAAGTAGTCAAATTTCCGGCACATGGGGAAAACTTTGGTGGGACGGAACTTTAATCGCTGAGGTGCTTAGCTTTGAAGCTAAAGTTACAGCAAATAGAGAAGAAGTTCAATTTGGAATGAGTAAAGATTCTAAAATAACATCACTAAGCGGTGAAGGAACTATAAAGCTTGGAAAAGTATATTCAAGAGGAAAGAAGAAATTGCTAGAAGCTTGGAAGAATGGAGAAGACCCACGGAGCACACTTACAAGTAAGGTAAAAGACCCTGGAACACCTGGAAAACAAGCAGAAACAGTCACAATTAACAACGTGTGGTTTAATGAACTAGCTTTATCACAGTTTGAAAAGGGCGGAAAAATCGAAGAAGAGCTAAGCTTTGGATTTACACCAAACGATTCAGACGTGATGGACGAAATAGACGAAATTTAAAGGATAGTTTTTACTATCCTTTTTTTATATAATAGGAGGATTTTAAAATGGATAATAAAAAAGAAATGGTAACAATAGAGGATATTTTAAGAAGAAAAGAATATTTTGCAAAGAAAAGTGAAGAAACCAAGCAATTATATATTCCTTCGCTTGATGGAAATATAGAGATTTCAAAGCCGGACAGGATGTTGTGTCTTGATGCAATAGAAATGGAAGACGCAGTCGAAGGAGATAAATATTTTGTATATGAAATTGTTAAAAGTCCGAATTTAAAGAGCGAAAAATTGCATGCTGAATTTGGATGTAAAGATAACCCACTTGATATAGTCGATGTATTATTTGAAGCAGGTGAAATTACTGATATTGTCAAGATTGCAACAAAATTCGCAGGGTTTGGGGTTGTAGAGGAAATAGAAGACTTAAAAAACTAATTAAAAGCGATGTGGAAATGCAAATGATTAGTCATTATCTAGAAAAAGGTGTTGATTTAGATAAATTAACTAATTTATCTATGATAGAAAGAAATTTTCGCATCGCTTGCATGTTATATGAAGAAGAAGAAAAAATAAAACTTATTTCTGAGCTAATAGGTGCTATGTTTGGAGGTGTAAAAAATGGCTAGAAGGCATATAGGTGCAGTTATATCTCTAAAAGACAATATGAGTGCGACCATGAGGGGAATTAGAAGAGAGCAAAAACAATTTCAAAACGAGGTTAGACGGACACGTAACGAGATGCGCTCGGCAAGTAGAGAGCGTATGCGCATAAGGATGGATGCAACTCCTGCACACAGGACTATACAAGATTTAAGGCGAAAACTTGCACCTCTTCGTACTAAACTTGTGAAAGCAGTTGTTATAAAAGATTTAGCGACTGAAAAGATAGAAAGAATAAAATCGAACGTAAAATCTTTTGGAAGATTTATTGCAAGACCTGCTATAAAGCTTAAAGACGAAACGAAAGGAATGATTGATAAAATAAAAAATCGACTTACTAGTTTATCAACTATAGTTCCAATTGGTGCTGCGGTTGGTGCTGCGGGTATGGCTGTTAAAAGTGGTATGGAACTAGAACAACAACAAATAAGTATGCGTCATTTTATGGGAGTTGGAAACAAGGGGAAATCTAGCAAAGAGCTTGACGGAATGAGCACAAACTATTTAAAAGATTTAAGAAATAATGCAAATGCGACACCATTTGAAACTGGAGAAGTCATATCAGCGGGAACTCGTTCTTTGCAAATAGCGGGTGGAAATACAAAAGATGCTATGCAAATGGTTAAACTAGCAGAGGACATGGCGGCACTAAATCCAGGCAAGACCGTTGGAGATGCTATGGAAGCACTTGCGGACATGAACATTGGAGAAATGGCAAGACTTACGGAGTTTGGAGTTAAGGCAAGCAGTACAGACGATCCAAAGGAAGTACAAAAGAAACTTGAAACAATGTATGCAGGAGGAGCAAATAAGCTTGCTGAAAGTGGTTCAGGGCTACTTTCTACGATAATGGGTAAGTTAAAGTCTAATATCGCAGATATTGGGCTTGGCATGTTAGAACCTCTTAAACCGGTTATGGCTGGTCTAATTGGATTTATAGACCAGGCGAGTCCTAAAATACTAGAAGTAGGTACAAAAATAACAAGTGGTATAGGAACAGCAATAGGATGGTTTCAGCAGCAAATGCCAACGCTAGCACCTATTTTTCAGACAGCATTTAGTGCTATATCTTCAACTGCATCAACAGTTGCACCAATAATCGGGCAAGTTATAAGTGCGTTAGCTCCGATTTTTATGGGATTACTTTCTGTTGCATCGTCTGTTTTATCAGGAATTGCCTCTGCTGTCAAAACTGTAGCTCCTGTTGTAAGCACTTTGATTTCTGGGTTTTCGCCAGTTTTTTCAAATGTTGGAAGTGCTTTAAAATCTATGGGTAAAATTTTTAAAAATATTTTTGATAGTGTTATGAAAATAGTTAAAAAAGCGTCTGATTTCATAAAACCATTGCTCAGTGGAATAATAGGTGCAACAAAAGGCATTAGTGATGGAGTTAGTTGGGTTGCTGGAAAACTGGCTGGAAATGCAACTGGAACGAAATATTGGTCGGGCGGACTTTCTGTCGTAGGTGAACATGGACCCGAACTTGTATCTATGCCGCGTGGTAGCAAGGTTTTTACAAATGCAGAAAGTAAGTCTATGATTAATAAAAGTATTCCTAACTTACGACAAGTGCAAGGTGGGAATACAAATTACAATATAACAATTCCTAAAATCGCTGAAACAGTAATCGTAAGAGAAGATGCTGACATTGAAAGAATAACATCAAGCTTAATAAAAAAAATACAAATGGCGAAAATGGGCGGTGTTGTTTAATGGAAATGTGGCTTAGACAATCGAATGATGCTTTTAGATTCCCAATACTTCCGACCTCTTTTGAAATAAGTGGAAGCATAAATACAAGCACAACAAATGTACTAAAGCTCGGAGAAGTAATTGTCTGTGGTGGTACAGGACTTAGAACAACAGAGATAAATAGTTTTTTTCCAAGTAAACAATATCATTTTTGCAATTATAAAGATTTTCCACAACCATATGATTGTGTAAATAAATTGAAAAAGTGGATGGAGCAGGGGTTAATTTTAAGGTATATAATAACTGAAACTGATGTGAATATGGAGGTTATTATTGAAAGCTTCAAACATGGCAAGCAGGATGGTACAAACGATGTTTACTTTACATTAAGTTTAAAAGAATATAAAAGAATACAGATACCTAAAGTAAGCATTAATAATGATGAAAGGTTATCTTCTGTAAAAGATGTGCCAATCACAAAAGGTTTTGAAACTAAAAAACAAAGAACTCATAAGGTAGGTAAAGGTGACAGTCTTTGGAGTTTGGCAAAAAAATATTATGGTAATGGGGATTTGTGGAAGAAGATTTATGATGCAAATAAAAAATTAATTAAAAATCCAGATATTATAAAAGATGGTTGGGTATTGGTAATTCCATAGGCTGGAGGTGATTTATAATTAACAATATAAAGTTAAAAGTACACATAAAAAATGGCAATATCTATGATATAACTGATATAGTTGAGAAAGTAACTTGGAGTGGTGATTATAAGTCACCATCAAGGACATTAGAGTTTTCTATAGTACAGTCAGCTTCTGATGTTAACTTCCAACAAATCAATATACCTATAGCTAGTACAGTTTGTTTTTATGTAGATGATAAAGAAATCTATCGAGGAATGATAATTAATAGGTCTAAAGACTCTAGCAACAATAGTATTAGTTTTGTATCTAAAGATATGGGGTTTTTACTTACTCAAAGTGAAGTATCATACAACTTTAAAGATAAATTAGTTGAAGACATTGCAAAACAAGTATTTAATGATAATAAACTTGCAATCGGAAACATACCTAAGACTAATGTTAAATATACTAAGATGTTTATTGGTGTAACTGGTTATGACACTATAATGAGTGCATATACAGAAGCAAGTAAAACTACAAAGAAAAAGTATATGATAGAAGCCAATTTAGATAAGTTTAATGTTATTGAAAAAGGAATTGTTACACTAAATGTCATGTTTGAAGAAGGTTCTAATCTTATAAATACAAGCTTTTCAGAGAGCATGGAGAATGTAAAAAACAAGGTCTTAGTAGTAGACCAGTACGGCAACAAGATAAGTGAAAAGGTCAATGATGAGATTTTTAAGGACGTTGGAATAATAATGCAAAAGGTTATACAGCAACAAGAAAATCAAACAATAGATATAGATAGCGAGTTTAAGGGAATAGAGCAGACTTGCAATCTGAAAGGATATGGTGACGTAAGTTGCATAACTGGTAGAGGTGTAAAAGTTAAGGACAGCTATACAGGTCTTACAGGGCTATTTTATATAGACACAGATAAACACAACTGGGACAGTAATGGAAATTATGAAATAGACTTAGATTTAAATTTTCAAAATATTATGGATGAAAAGACAGCAGGACAAGACGAGCAAAAAGAAGAAAGTTCTGATTTGAATGGAGAAGGTACGCTAAATGGAAGAGAAGTAAAAGCAGAATTTACAGCTTATTATCCGTCTAATAACCCTATGGAGGGTGGTTATTATCAAGCTATGGATGGTAAAAGACTTGTACCTTCAAACAATACTTGTGCTGCACCTAGTAAACTTAAATTTAAAACAAAAATTCAAGCAAAATGTCCTGGAACTAAAATTGATGGTAAAACTTATACAGTAACAGACAGAGGAGGAGCGATTGGCTTAAAAAACGGAGTGTATAGAATAGATATATTAATGTCTAGTGAAAAAGAATGTAATGATTTTGGAAGAAGAAAAGGAACAATAATAATTGGAGATGGCACAGGCTATACAAATGCAACAGGAAAAGCTAAAGAATTGATAAGTATAGCAAAAAGCAAGCTAGGCTGTAAGTATGTTTGGGGAGCTACTGGTCCAAATACTTTTGATTGTAGTGGATTCACTCAATGGTGTTACAAAAAGATAGGTATAAACATTCCTAGAGTATCAAGAGACCAGGGAAAGGCAGGTAAAGCAGTAAGTAAAGGAAGTTTACAACTAGGAGATTTAGTTTTCTTTTCTAGTAAAGGAGCAAATGGAGCAATAGACCACGTTGGCATGTTTATTGGAAGTGGCGAATTTATTCATTCTCCACATACTGGTGATGTTGTAAAAATAAGTAAGTTAAGTGGTAGTTATTACGCTAAAAATTATGTAACAGCTAGAAGGTATTTATAAAAAGGTGGTGATATAGTGGCTAATCCAATAAATGAATTTATAGGAATAATAAGAGAGGAAGGAAAATATTACAATGAACCTTCTTTTTTTATTGGGGAAATTAAAAGTAAATTACCAGATTTAAAAATAGAGGTAAACAACATCATATTAGAAAAAGAAGATATTTTAATAGATAGTTGGATTCTTGACAGACAGATAGAAATATTCAACACAGAAACAAATCAAGAGCATAAACATGAAGTTAAAAATCCATTTATTGATAAATTTGAACTTGATGACACAGTAATAATGTTTAAAATAGGTGATAAATTTGCTGTTGTAAGTAAGTTGGTGAGCTTATAATGAGTACAATATTTCCTTTTATAGGTGTCCCAGAGGATTATATCTTACCTAAAACAGAAGAATTGCCAATCTTTCGTGAAGTGGCTTGGAATTTTGAAAAGGATAAACCTATTTTAGAAAATGGAGATTTTAAGATTGTTGAAGGCAATGAAGCTATAAAAGTTTGGGTGTATAAATGTATAAAAACTAATAGATATGAGCATGAAATATATTCGTGGGATTATGGGACAGAATTATCTGAATTAATAGGACAAAAGTACAGTAAAGGACTTACAGAAAGTGAAGCATCTAGGTATATAAAAGAAGCTTTATTAGTTAATCCATATATTTTAGATGTTAATGTTGCAAATACAAAATTTACAGAAGATTTATTAAGTGTAGATATAATTATAAGCACAATTTATGGGGAGGTGGAAGTTAATGTATAGTAGTCAAACTTATGATGTTGTGAAAAATAGGACCTTGTCAAATATAAATTTAGATATCTATAAGGGTGAGGGTTCTTTTTTAAGTGATATGGTATCTCCGATCAGTGCAGAACTCGCAAAATTCTATATAGAACTTTCATATCTTCATAAAAAAGCTTTTATTGAAGATAATTTTGATGATTTTCTTGATAAACGGGTAAATGAATTTGGAGTATATAGAAAGCTAGGAACAGAAGCTACAGGAGAAGTGGTATTCGAGGGAAAAGCTGGAACAGTTGTCCAAAACGGAACAATTATATCTTACAATGAGCTATTATTCGTAGTAATTAAAGATATAGTAATTAGTTCAGAAATCGAACAAAATACAAGCCCCGTACAGGCTTTAGAAGTTGGAATTAGATATAATATACCTGCAAACACTGAATTTAAGCTACAAGACGAAATAAACGGTATAACAAGAATTTATAATAATTTAGACTTTAAAGGTGGTACAGAAATCGAAACAGACGAAGAATTAAAAGAGAGATTCTATAAAATACAAAAAAATCAAGCGACTAGTGGAAACAAGGCACACTATGAAGCATGGGCTTTAGAAGTTGAAGGAGTATATAACGCTAAAATTTATCCAAGATGGGATGGTCCAGGAACGGTAAAAGTTTTAATCTTTGGAGAAAATAATCAAGCTGTTGACACAGAAGTAATTGAAAGATGCAAAGAACATATTGAAGAAGAAATGCCAATAGGTCCTGCGTTAACCGTTTTAACTCCAAGCGTTTTAGATATAAGTATAAGTGCATCTATAAAATTAGAAGCGGGATATACATTAGATTTTGTAAAAGAAAGCTTCTTAGAGAGTATTAATAGCTATTTAATAAATGTTAATAAAGAAATAATTTACACTAAAGTAAGTGCAATACTTGCAAGTACAGAAGGTCTACATGACTTTAGTAATTTATTATTAAATAATAAAGCTGAAAATATAACTTTTGAAGAAGACAAAGTACCAAGTGTGACGACATTAGAATTTAGCGAGGTGGTAGTTTAATGAAATTAATTGATAAACTACCTTCTTTTTATAACAATGATATTACTAGAAAAATACAAGATGCTTATGACATAGAACTGAGCACACTTAGAGAAACATATGATGATACATTCGACCAGTTTTTTGTAGATACAGCCACTTGGGGATTGGATTATTGGGAAAATATTTTATCTATTAAAAATAGATTTGATTTAAGCATAGAAGATAGAAGAAGTAATATAAAAGCAAAGATGAGAGGTAAGGGTACAACAACAATAGAGGTTATAAAAGCTATATCAGAAGCTTATACAAAGACTAATGTTGATGTAGAAGTATTTAGCAATCTATTTAGTTTTACACTTAGTTTTATAACAAATGATTGTAGTTATAACACTATTTTAGAGTTAGATAAGAAAATAGAAGAAATAAAACCTGCACATCTTGAGCACAAATTTGAAATGATTCTATATAATCAAAATGGACTTTATGCAGGAGCAATGACCAGTACAGGAGAAACGGTTACAATCTACCCTTATACACCTAAAAATATAGAATGTTTTGGAGAAATAATACTAGCTAGTGGAAACAATAGAAGTGCTGAAAGGGTAACATTATACCCTAAACAGGAGGTGATATAATTGGCACAAGCACAATATTATACATTACTTACAGAAATAGGCAAAGCGGCTATAGCAAATGCTACAGCACTTGGAACTAGAGTGGATTTTGCAAAAATAAAAGTTGGGGATGGTGGTGGAAGTGCATATATTCCAACAGAAACTCAAACAGAACTCAAAAATGTAGTGTGGGAAAGCACATTAGAGCATGTTCAAGCAGACGAAAAAAATCCTAATTGGGTAGTTATCCAAAAGACTATAACAGGAGATACTGGAAGCTTTACAATCAGAGAGGTTGGAGTATTTGACTCTAAAAACCAACTCCTTGCAATATCTAGTTATCCCGAGACTTACAAACCTGCTCCAGATTCGGGAACAGTAAAAGAAGTATTAATTAAAATTATATTAGCTGTGTCTAATACAGCAAGTATAAATTTAAAAATAGACCCAACAGTTGTATTAGCAACTTTAAAAGATATACAAGACTTAGACACTAAAATTGATGCAACTAAAACAGAATTAAAAAGCAACATAGAAACTGCTAAAACAGAGTTGAACACTAAAATAGGAGATACAACACAACTTACTACAACAGACAAAACTAGTCTTGTTGGTGCATTGAATGAGGTAAAAACTAGCGTAGATAGTATAGAAACAACAGCAGAGAAAACGAGTATAAAAGATACAGATAATTTATTTGAAAGTGATAATGTAGAAGGAGCATTAAAAGAAGTGATGCAAGAAGTAAAAGGTAATAGAACTAGTATTATATCTAGTATAAATAATAATTTGATACCAATGTAGAAAGGAAGGTGAAATTAGTATGTCTACAATTGTTTTAGAAAGAACTGTAGATCGGAAGAGC